GTTGATACCCATCCCAATTTTATCAGCCAAAGTAGCTGCGTTGTGTTGTTTACCACCTTTACCTTCGTAAGTCATCTTACAAGGAACTGAACCAACAGAATCCCACAAGAACAATAAACTATAATCCAACTCACCTTTTTCTTGAGCATCTAACAAACTATTGATGTAGTCTGTAATTTGCTCGATATAATCAAAGTTGTTATTGAAGATGTAAAAACCGTCCCAATCCAACTCACCAGTATTTTCATCCACAACCTCTTCACACTCAAAACCCATAAGTTTTGCGTGTTCAAAAGACCATTTTTGTTCCGTAATTATGAATACGGGTAGAATTCCTTTTTTCTGAGCATCTACCGCAGTCTTAACTAACGCAGTTGTCTTACCAGTGTCTGAGTGTCCTAAGAACATATTCAAATGTCCGATAGCAGGTCCAGGTAAACCAACAGCATCCAAAAACTCACTACCCAAGTCAAAAAAACGTTGGGGTTTGTACTTCGCTGAAGTAGAAAACTTCTTCTTCAACGTACTAAAATCATTTTTCTTAATTGCCATTGTCTATGTATAATATTGTTATTACCTAAAAATAAGAAAGCATGGACACATTGTATATGATAGTGTCCATGCTTTTATAATTAAATTTAGAATGGTAAATCTTCGTCAACTTCTGCGTTAGCTTGTGGGTCAACGTAAGTTTCCTCACCACCTAACATAATTTCACCCGAAGTAGAGTTTCCGTAAACGTAACCACCCTTTTCAGAATCCCAACGTGGAGTTTCTCCGCGAGCAATTGCTTCAAGATACTCGACAGGTTTCTTAGAGTATACGTCTTCCCAAGTTAACTCATCTTTAATCCAAGAGTCAGCAAGTTCTTTATCTTCGTGTACAGGAGCCGGGTCATCATACATAATAGTCTGAATAACTGTGTAGGTAGCACCTTTAGGTGTCTTAGCCTTAGTCAACTCAAGGATAATGTCACGACCTTTATCAGGGTCGGTAATATCACCTTTAGCTCTCCAAATAGGAATGATTTTGTCGAGGATACCCTCATTTTTGTAGTTGTGTTTGAAACGCCAGAATTTAACACCTTCATCTTCCGCATCACGGTCGATTACTTTAACGATGTAAAACTTACGAGAAAGGTATTGTTTAGCAAGTTCTTTGTCAGAATCTTTACCTGTTGAACGTAGTTCTTCATAAACCTCGTTCAATGGTGAACGCTCGCTGTCGTTCTTTCCTGGGTCATAAAATTTTTGCCATTTACCGTCCACTTGAATCTCGTGGTACCAAACTTCTTTGAATGGTGAAGAACCATCCGGGGTTGGGAGAATCCTCAACCTTCTTTGTCCCTGTTTTTCGGTATCCTTAAGGATTGCCGCAAAGTACTTCTTCATTCTCTCGTCTTGGGACATCTTTGAGGATGAACTAGAACTACCTTGTTTTGATTGTTCGTACTGTGCAAGTACTGCGTCTAATGAATTTGTCGCCATAATATATAGATTTTAAATTGTTTACTAAAGTATAAGTGTCAGCCGTGGGTTTGTCAAATCTAAAAACGGTCCGAAGACCGTTTTATTTATCTAACATTAATAATCTTGTCATCGTCGGGTCTCTCGTCACCAAAATCTCTAAATGATTTTTTGATATCCGAATTTGAATAGTCTTCAACTTCACCTTGAGTTAAAACATATTCATTTTTTCCCGTTTTTTCCATCTCTTCTTCTTTATCTTGGAAGAAATCTGAAAGTTTTTGGTTGTATGGTCCTGAATCTAATGTTCTTAGTTCAAGTTTTTCTTGAGGTGTCTTAGTTCTATACTTCTCAACCTTCATTTCAAGGTCGTTAAGTTTGTTCATGATGTTATCCATGTCACCAAGTCTAGACTCTAAATCAGTTAGGTGTTTGAATAGGTTGTCAAAATACTCTTCTTGTTTTTTCTCAACATTCTTCTGAGACTTTACTAAATCTGTGATATCAATTTCCTCAGTTTTATCTTTCTCATCACCAACCTTTTCAACATCAGGGTCATTGGCAACATCCACAGGTTGTGGGGTTGCGGCCGCGGGTTCTGCGGGTGGTGGAACCGAACCCATCGCAGGGTCAGTAGGTGGAGTGGCCATTGGGTCTGCGGGTGGCATCGCCATTGGGTCTGCAGGTGCCGCCATTGCGGGGTCTGCAGGTGGTGGAGGTAACTCCACCTCTTGCTCATTAATATATGTATTTATTTCTCTATATCTAGAGATTTCAGAAAGTATTCTATCGTCAACTCTTCTCATTTCTTTACCCATTTAAAAGTTGTTTTACACCTTGTAGTGTTTCAACTTGGATTCTTTTATTTTTTGTCATCGTGTTATCAACACGCTCAATAAGTCCGTCTCTCATTCTAACTGTATAACAGTCACCTGTGTCTAAATCACAAACTTGTTTAGTACCATCACCCAAATCTTTTTCAGTATGTCTGGTATTTTTACCTAAATAGTTGTCTAATATTAATTTTACGTTCATAACTAATGTTTCTTAATAAATATCTTAATATATGTAAAAATTATTGCTGTAGTGTTTGGTTATAATAATCGATAGCGTCTTGTACGATTTTTTCAAGTTTATCTTTTTCAACTTGACTTAATTTATTATAAACCTCATCTTTTCTAAATTGTGCGGCGTTATTATTTATTACCAAGAATTTAGTAATACTTTCTTTTGTTTTAGAGTAACCATTTAAACGAGTTTTCCATCTTTCACTAATAAATTTAATAGAAGATTCAATACTATCAAATATCGGATACGATACGTTACTTGTTGAGCAATAGTACTTTTTATCTTTAAATGCCACATCACCTGCTTGTCCCCAATCTGAAGTCTGTTGTGCCGGTGAAATGGACACACCAATGATGTTATTTTCAACCGATGATAATGTATCAGTACTATTAGGTGTTTTAGAATTCATATATATAGAACAGAAAATAATGGTTCGTAATAAATCATTATTAGGTGTTGATGAAGTTATTTTACCAACAATTTCCTGGTAGTTATGTTGTTTAACAACAGGTGATTCAACCGCAGTAAACCCACTATATTTAGATAACACCTCACATAATTCACTACTACCGTTATTTGGTTTATTAGCATCATGGTTGGTTAATTGGTCAACAACACCATTGGCTTGTTCGATTACATTAGCACTTTGGTTAACAACCTTAGGTTTTTTCTGACTTGGTTGTGAACCAGAATTTAATTGATTCTTGATTGACTCAAGTAAATTTATTTTAAGTGATTGTAAGTAATTATCAATTTTAGGTAATGAAGCGGTTGCTTGTCTATACCCTTCAAAAGTAGTTTCAAATTTACCTGGTGATATACTGTGGTTAACACTAGTAATCATATACGGACCACTAAACATTGGTACATATCTAAGGTTAAAGAACATAGTTGGTTGTATTAGAGCGTTACCCATCATACTAACAGAACAAGTATAACTTCTGTTTTTATATAAATTATACAATGATGCACTTTGTGACGCACCAGCTCTGTTTCGACTTTGATTCGCCATTTGGTTTAACATCTCAAGAGACTCCGCGGTCGCCTTACCCGCGTCTTGTCCAACACTAAACCCGTGGAATATCGACTGGTTTTGAGGTCCAATATCTACGTTAAAACCTACAACTTTATTTGATAATGCGTGGTCATTCTTGTTGGTTAAATCCTCAACAAGCGGATTGTTAGAACTTCTAGTTATTTCAAAAGCATCATTTCTATAACGATAATCGACATTATTTTTTAAGTCTAATTGTTCACTTGGTTTACCACCATAGAAACAAACCATCTTAGCACTTGATTGTCTATAGTCAACATTCATAAATGTACCAAATAAGGTGTTGGCAAAATCTGAAGTGGGTTCAGGTTTAGGCGCCGCATCTCTAACAACATCCTGAACATTATAGAAATTGACATATGATGGTAAATTCATAACTACGAAGTTATTGTTAACCAAAATACCTTCAATAAATGTTTTAACACTCATCTTGTCATTGGATGTTTTGGGTGTTGTCGCGGTTGTTAAACTATATTGTAATTTATTAATATCAACAAGTATTTTATCACCAACATTTCGACTCGCCCTGTCAAGTAATAACACATCCTCAAACAATGTTTTAGTTTTAAAATCGGAACCCGATATCCATTTATCATTTAATGCTTTAAATGATTCCCATAATTCAACTTTGGTTTGGTCACCATCAAGTTTTGATTGTATCTTATTATTCCCTTGGATTGTGGTTGTTGGTAACTCCTTTTGTATTTTTGGCATTAAGTCATTAATAACATTGGTTTTAAAATCAATCAACGAATTAAGGTAATCATCCATTAAATTGAAGAACGTGGTTTTTGTTAACCCATTGTTTTCTAATTTTTGTGTTGCATAAATCTTAATTATTGGTGCGAAATTAATAATATTTTCTTCGGTAAACGCGATATTCAAATCAATAAAGAAGTCTGTAATATACGAACCGTTATTATCATAAACCAACTTAGGTATTTCTGAAAATCCAACATAAGTTCTTAACGCTTTCCAAGCGTCAGGGTATTGGGTAATTGAGTTTGCGAGTGTCTGACCACCTGAACCAGGAAGTGCGTTAGGTGTATCAATAGTATATCTCCCCCAAGTATATGGGTCAACAATATCTAAATTAGAGAAACTATAGAATAACCTTTTGTTAAATTGTGATGGGTTACCAAATTTAACAATCACGTTGATGTCGTTAACAAAACTAGTTAAGTAGGTCGACATTTTATCATACTGAGCTTTTTGGGCATTTAAGATTCTATCATCACCAGTATCACCCGTTATTTTAGGTATCTTCATTAAATCAGTCATTAATAACTGAAAATTCTTCATATCTTGATATGAAGATAAACCACTAGGTATAACATTAGTGGTTTCATAGTTATATTTTGATTTTGAGAAATTTAAAAACTCGTTTTCAAATAAGTCTAAAACCTCTTTCTCGAAAACTGAGAACATTTCACTTATAGGGGTATATTCTGTTGTACCACTATTAATTGAGAAATTTTGTTGCTGTGATTTACCGCTAAAAATAGTCTTAAGGTATTGTTCAGGATTTGGTTTAACAACCTTACTACTGTCAAAATAACCGTAGTTTGGTGCCGTCCAAAATGTTCTAACCGAACCGTTAAACATTGCTTGGTTGTTGAAGACTTCGGTCTCTAAAACTGACTGACCCTCAATTGTTTTAAAACATTCAAATTTAGTTTGATTTAATCTAGAACCTTGTGATGGTAATATAAAACTATGCTCACCATCTAAGGTGTTGATATACGTTGTCCACGAAAAGATTTTAAGGTCTCGTTTAGGACTATTTAAATCAAATCCTTTACCTAAACTAATAGTGCCACTTGGTGAATAATCTAAGGTGAAACCCGAACTATTAATAGCACTTTGTATTCCGTTATTGGTATAAGCGGAAAATATCTCATAACCTTTATAGAAAACACTAAAGTCATTAATTGTTTTTGGGTAAAATCCTGTATTGATTGTTGAAGATGTTTCAGTCCCGATAGTAACGTTTTTTTCCAAGGGAATTTCAACGGTTCCCAAATTTGTGCCCGCACTAAATGTATAAGTTGCTCCCGTTGTGTTAACATCGGGATTAAAGTTTAAAGTATAGTTATATCCTGACCAAGCGGTATCAATATAGTCGGTACCCGTTTCAACAAAAGTTTT